GCACGTTATACACACGACACGGTCGCTTTGGCTTTTAGTTTGACTGAAGAAGCCATCGAGGACAATTTGTATGACACGCTATCTTCTCGTTACACACGCGCACTAGCACGTTCTATGATGACCACTAAGCAGATTAAGGCAGCTAACGTATTGAACAATGCGTTTAGTTCTTCTTATACTGGTGGTGATGGAAAAGAGCTTTGTGCAACTGACCACCCAACCGTTGGAAATGAAGATCAGAAAAATGAGCTGTCTACTGCAGCTGATTTGAATGAAACTTCATTGGAGCAAGCGTTGATTGATATTGCTGCGTTCGAAGACGAGCGCGGTCTTAAAATTAACGCTCAGGCAAGAAAGCTAATTATCCCACCTGCTTTGCAGTTTGTTGCGGATAGGCTTCTTGAATCTCCTGGAAGAGTTGGTACGGCAGACAATGATATTAACGCGGTTCGCAATATGGGCATGGTTCCTGAAGGCTACACCGTAAATCATTATCTGACTGATACTGATGCGTTCTTCCTGAAGACTGACGTTCCTAACGGACTTAAGCATTTTGTTCGTACGGCTGTATCAACAAACATGGAAGGTGACTTTGAAACCGGAAATGTTCGTTATAAGGCCAGAGAGCGTTATAGCTTTGGTTGGTCTGATTGGAGAGGTATTTTCGGCTCTCCTGGAGCATAATACCACAGGGGGGCTATGCCCCCCTTTATTTCTGGGAATATAATAGCCCTAGCGACTGTCCCAGCAGACGCTTACGAAGACTCTAGGGCGAAACCTTTCGTAAGGAGGAAAACCGATGGCTCAGACGACTTTCGCTGGCCCTATTAGATCACTCGCTGGTCTTATTAATTCAGGATACAATGGAGTAGTTAGCCTAACAGCTGATACTTCAATTACCGTTGCTGCTCACGCGGGACGACCACTTCTTTGTAACGATGCTGATGGAAAGTTTACTCTCCCAAGCATCGTTGTAACAGAACCTACAGATAAAGGTGATCCAAACCAATTAGCAAATTTAGGCGCAAGTTTTACGTTTATAGTTGTGACTGCTGCTACCGACATGGATATCTTGACTGATGGTACTGACAAGTTTGTTGGTGGGGTTTACACAGGTGTAGATGATGCAACTGGTAAAACTTTCATCTCAGGTGCTTCTAACGATGTGATTACTCTAAATGGTAGCACTAAAGGCGGTCTTGCAGGAAGCATCATAAGAGTAACCGCTATAGCAAGTGCAAAATACGCAGTAGAGGGTATAACTCTTGGCTCAGGCACACTTGTTACTCCGTTTGCAGACGCTTAATACGGGAGTAAATTGATATGGCAGATGCAGTTACCAGTACAACTATTATGGACGGTACGCATAGAGCAGTCATCCAGATAACTAACCTTAGCGACAGTACTGGTGAAAGTGCTGTCACAAAGGTTGACGTTAGCTCGTTGAATGCTAGAGCCGATGGAACTGCGTGTAGTGGTGTTACTATTGATAAAGTACACCACTCTATAACTGGTTTTACCCAAGTGCAATTACTTTGGGACGCAACCACGAATACGATCGCATTAGCATTGGCAGAGTCAAGTAATGGGCATATGGACTTTAGCGGTTTTGGTGGATTACAAAATACTTCTGGTTCTGGAAAGACAGGAGATATTGCTCTAACTACCATAGGAGCTGCCGCTAACGATACTTATGTTATTGTTCTTGATTTGTTAAAGCATTACGGATAGATGGCTACTTCAGGTACTAGAACTTTTAGTTTAGACGTAGCGTTAGCTATAGAGGACGCATACGAACTAGCAGGACTCGAACTTCGTACAGGTTACGATGCAGTCACTGCTAGGCGTTCTCTAAACCTAATGTTTGCAGATTGGTCTAACAGAGGCGTTCAGCTTTGGGAAGTTGTAGAAGTCTCTCAGACTTTAACTGAGGGAGATTCTTCTTACGACCTAAATGCTTACGACATTGATATACTAGACGCAATAATTCGAAGAACTGTTAATGGTATTCAAACTGATTTTCAGATTTCTAGAATTGACCGTAACGAATATTTTAATATTCCTAATAAAACAACGAAGGCTAGACCTACACAGTTTTATGTAGAGCGAACGGTTACGCCTAAAGTATATTTATGGCCTGCTCCTGAAAACTCCACAGATCAGTTTATTTCTTATAGATGGCAACGTATTCAAGATGCTTCAGCTTCTGTTAATGATCTTGATGTACCTAGTCGATTCCTACCCTGTTTAACCATGGGATTAGCTTTTTATTTAGCGGTTAAAAAGAACCCAGACAAAGTTGCTTTATTACAACCTATGTATGAGCAAGCTCTTCAAAATGCATTAAGGTTCGATGAAGACAGAACGTCTGTTCATTTAATTCCTTCAGTTAGTTCGGTCTTTACTTAATGGCATACGCACAAGGTAAACACGCACTCGGGATTTGCGACCGTTGCGGGTGGGCTGTTAAATATCTACAGCTTCGTATGGAATGGACAGGCTTTAAAGTTTGTCCAGAATGTTATGAGCCTAAGAATCCTCAACTAGACCCTCCGTCACTACCTACGGATCCAGAATCGTTACATCAACCAAGACCAGAAGTTTCTTTACCTCAGTCTCAATTAGGGGTAATTATAACAACAAGTCCTACGTTTACTACGTCTGCTGGAGTTAACGTAGGGGCACTTCCGGCAACCACAGTAGACCCAATTGGCTCAGACTTTTCAGCAGATGGGGCTACGGGTAGTATTGGCACAGTAACAGTGGTGACCACATGAGTTTTACTTACGCGACACTTAAAACAGCTATTCAAGATTATTGTGAAACAAGTGAAACCACGTTTAATAATAATCTATCAGTTTTTATTCAGGAAGCTGAAGAAAGGATTTTAAAAACTGTTGAGATTCCTGATTTTAGAAAAAATGTAACAGGTACAGCCACTTCAGGTAGTACTTATTTGTCTATGCCTACTGATTTCCTGGCTCCTTTGAGTTTAGCAGTTATCTCTAGTAGCGTGTATACATACTTGTATTTGAAACACGTTTCATTTATTAGAGACTATACGCCGAACGCATCGACGACAGGAGCACCCATTTATTATGGATTATTTGATAGCTCAACTTTTATTTTGGCTCCTACACCTGACGCTAATTATACTTTTGAGCTTCATTACAAGTACAGACCGGCGTCGTTAACAGCTGGTTCTGATAGCGGAACAACATGGCTTTCAACAAACGCTCCAAATGCATTATTATACGGTTCATTAGTAGAAGCGTCGACGTTTATAAAAACCCCAGAAGAAACCCCGTACTATGATCAAAGATTTCAAGAAGCAATCGCAGGATTAAAGAAACTTGGGGAAGGTTATGGGATTCGAGACGAACATCGTTATGATATATCTAGGATGGGTTAGTTATGTTTAAGATGTCTGTTGAATCAAATCTAGGAGACGTTGTTGTTAAAACAACAGAACGCAGAGGGTTGTCTCCTGAAGAACTAGCTGAACGAGCGGTGGAACAAATAGTTAGTGTTTCTTCCTCTGTAGACCCTGTTGTGCGACAACAAGCAGAAGCGTTTAGAAACCGCATTTATCATGTAGTATTAGGTATAATCAAACAAGCAATTAAAAGCGACAGGACAACGCTTATTAATGAGTTTATTCAACAGGGTCAGTCAGACACTGCTGATATTTTAAGGAGACTATAATGGCTATCACCACAGCTATGGCAACCTCGTTTAAATCAGAGCTTTTACAGGGAATACATAATTTCCATAACGGTTCTGGTGGAGGAACGACTACCACTACAGGTACGGGTAATACGTTTAAGATTGCTTTGTATACCAGTAGTGCAACTATGTCAGCGTCTACTACGGCTTATGCAACGACTAACGAAGTCTCTGCTACAGGCACAGGGTATACCGCTGGCGGTAATACATTAACGAATGTAGACCCGACCACATCAGGAACTACTGCACTGACAGATTTTTCTGATACTACTTGGTCTAGTAGTTCGATTACTGCAAGAGGATGTTTAATTTACAATTCTTCTACTACCGCAGGAACAGCTAATAGAGCAGTAGCGATATTAGATTTCGGAGCGGATAAGACATCTACAAGTGGAGACTTTACTATTCAGTTTCCAACAGCAGACGCTTCTAACGCGATCATAAGAATCGCATAGGATATAGTGTGTGGCTGATGTCAAGGTTGCCTTTGATGGATGGAATTCTTCCTCTCATGGATGGGGCGAAGGAACGTGGGGTAATGGCGAAGCAGTTCCTGGAGCAACAGGGACTCTTGGTACGGTCTCGGTTACGGCAGATGCTAATGTCTCAGTTACAGGCGTTGCGGGAACGGGGACTCTTGGGTCGGTTTCTGTATCCGCTGATGCGGGTGTTAGTATATCTGGTGTATCAGGCACTGGTACTCTTGGTTCACTTACGGTTACGGCTGCGGCAAATGTTAGTCCTACGGGAGTTGCAGGCACGGGAACACTTGGGTCAGTTACGGTCTCGGCTGACGCAAGCACTTCGGTCACTGGCGTGGCAGGTACAGGCTCGCTGGGATCAGTTACGGTTACAGGCGCGGCGACAGTCTCTGTCACAGGCGTGGCAGGAACAACAGGGCTTGGAAGCGTCACCCCGATCACAAATAACACGATCGAAGTTTCTTTACCAGAAATGGTCGGATCTGTTGGAGCGGTTACGTTTGATGGAGATGCGAATGTTTCGCTTACAGGTGTGGAAGCGGCCTGTACAACGAGTGGCGTTAATGTTTGGGGGCTTATCGATGATAGCCAAACAGCGAATTGGTCAGGAATTGATGACAGCCAGACGCCGAATTGGTCAACTATTGACGATAGTCAAACACCAGATTGGAAAGAGGTAGCATAAATGGCTAGTACATATGTAAACGATCTTCGCCTAAATGAAATGGCGACAGGAGATGGCTCAGGAACGTGGGGAACAACTACGAATTTAAACCTGGAGATGATCGCAGAAAAATTTGGAACAGGGTCTGAAGCTCTTTCAGACGCCTCTACCGCCACCATAACGATGGCTGACGGGGCTTCAGACGCTTTTCGTTCTACAGCACTAACACTTACAGGTTCTTTATCGCAAGCCTGTACCGTGACGTTTGCTCCAAACACTATTAGTAACGTATGGGTGGTTCAAAACTCTGCTGGCGATACCGTAACGATTTCACAAGGCACAGGTGCGAATGTAGTTATTCCAAATGGCGGTATCAGGATGATTGCCACAGATGGTGCTGGATCAGGTGCTGCGGTTACTGATGTCTTAGACGTATTAGGCGGTACAGGCAACGTAGGGCTTGGATCAGGTGCTTTTGGTACAGGGCTGACTACAGGCACAGATAACGTAGCGATAGGCGACTCTGCTGCTGACGCTTTAACAAGTGGAGAAAGAAACACAGTTGTTGGTGATAACGCTGCGGGTGGAGCTACTATAGCTAGTAGAAATGTTGCCATAGGCCATGATGCGCTTGTTACTGACGATGTAGGAGATCGTACAACTGCGATTGGTGACTCAGCACTTTACTCACAGAACAGCGATTCAAATAATGAAAACACTGGTAATACAGCAGTCGGTTACGCA